GACTTCTCCGCGCGGAAAAAAGATTGTTGTCCGTAGGCAGTGTCTTGTCCCAGCTACGGATAATGTCAGGAAGCGCGGCACCCTCCGCCTTTGACTTCGTATAGTTTTTCAGTTCCCCGATACTGTCATTCACCCGTTCAAACGCACCACTATGCAGGGCATCGCTGATCTCGATGTCCATCTCCCCGGGTTGGTTCACCTTCCGGGTAATTTTCGTGATGCGGCTGCTGCGATAACCGGTTTCGGGGAAATACTCCTCGCTTTCAAGTCTCACACGGCGGCCTACGGACAGGGAAACACCGTTCTCCTCAATCCACACATGGTCGGTCGGGGCCTTGTAAACGGCAAGATCCTGCCAGCATTCGGTATTGAACTGTTCCACCGCCGTAAGAAACTCCTCCTCGGCAAGCGGGTAATATTCGTCCGGCATACGGATATTCCAGAGAATATAACGGTCACCGGATTTCGGAATAAGTTTGCCGCCGGGGAGTTGCGTGTCATCATCATAGGGCCATATCGTAATAATCTCGAACTCACGGGTGGCACTGTTGAAATTCACCTCGAAATAGTGGTCCTCACCCTGCCCCAGTCCGGAAAGGTCACCGTCCTGGAACGATACACGTTTGGTCTCGTCGGGCAGCTCGTAATCGTTCGGATCGAAATTCAGGCTGTCGTCCCTGAAATAATAGACCGTGAAAGGGTTGCCGTCGTCATCTTTCACATCTTCGCTGCGCACACTGCTGACAGCCCCGATCCTGCGGGGATAAATGCCGCTGAAGGCGTCTTGCTCGTAACGGTCATAGATGCCGTACTCCTCCGTATGTATCTCGACATATTGCCTGCCCCCCGGAAGCATCAGGCGGCTATGCCCGTATTTTGACGGATCTATGTTCCGCGTGCTGCCTACCGGGAACAACCGGGTATAAAAATTGTCGGTACCCGTCGTGTCGCGTTCGATTCCGGTCAGTCCCTTCCCGTAGCCCAGCGTTATTTCCTCGCCATGCTCACACCGGCACACGTTCACGGTCTGGCCTTCCACCCACCATTCAGCCTGCCCGCCGACCGCTTCGGCTATCTCTTTCAGGGCTTCGTTGCAGTACTTCCCCTCGTAATCGATGACGATAAGGTCCGTACCGTCCACCCGCCCCACTTTCCAGTCGGTGGTGTGGTTCATTCCGTCATTGATACACTTCACGATCATGGCCACGTGTTCACGCGGAGTCGCTGTCAGCGTGAACACAGGCTCGGTGTTCCCGTCGGTGGTCTCCAGCACAAGAAAACGTCTCACCAGGCTCTCGATACCGTAAAACTTCAAATCATATACCCACTCCTGGCCGCTCTTCTGCTTCGGGATGTACCGTTCGGTCAGCCAGTAGCGCTCACCCTCAAAGTCCACCCGGTCATTCACGTCCAGGGCGATATATTCGTAATGCGTGAAAGAGAGTGTCAGGACATTGTCACCCTGCACCTCCTTCACCTGGGTGGAGCTGTCGCCCGCCTCGATATCGGTCCGTCTGTTGCCGTTGCTGTCATAGATGGTCAGCATGTCTGTATCTTGTTTAAACGTCGTTTGAATAGGGTTTGAATCACATTTATATGACCGGGACAGGTTCCCGGAACTTCACCTTGAACTTGCCGGCGTGCACGCCTTCCTTCCAGAGATAGGTCAGAGGCTGGAACTTGCTGCAATCCGTATATTTCACACGGAGAGTCAGGGCAAGTTGGGGAAAGGAAATCTCAAGCCACCCGTCACGGCCTTTCTTCAGGAAATTGATGAACTCGAAATACTTCTTCAGCCAGCCGGCCTGCGTTTTGCCAAACAGGGCGAAATGAAGCGTCACGTCACGGGCCTCGTTCCTGGGCGTCAGCACGGAGGAATATTTCTCCCCGTCCTCCTCCCGGATATTCACAGCCGTGTCCGTTTTCGTCTTGCTCGGGGTCAGGATGGCGGTCAGGTTATCCATCCCGCCGCGCTTGTCCTCAACGAGGAACACCCCGTATGTACTCCAGATGTCGGTACCGTTGACAAGTACCAGACCGCCTAAGATCTTTTCCATATCATTTGCATTTTACTCCGTCACGATTGA